CTGTTGTACCGCAAACAATTGATCTACAAAAAAATCTTGAAGAATTTGACAAAATTTCAGCGGCCTTACCTAGGGTACAAGGGTTAGGAGATATGGCCGACAGCGAGCTAGATGCTCTTGCCAATAAAGCAGAAAAAGCATATGAAGATCTTATGGATTTAGGTATGAATGTTGAAGCACGTTATGGCGCACGTATGTTTGAAGTTGCGGCACAAATGATGAATGCCGCTATACAAGCTAAATCTAACAAAATTGACAAAAAACTTAAAATGGTTGATTTACAATTAAAAAAATTAGCTATAGATAAAAAGCACGGAAACGAAAGCGAAACTGTCGACGGTGAAGGTTATATACTTACAGACCGTAACAGCATATTAGCAAAACTTAAAGATTTGAATAAATAATACACTATGAAAAACTTTACCGAATACTTAACAGAATCTGTAAAACAGTATCCTTTCCGAGTTAAAATTGCCGGAACAGTAGATGCTGATAAAGAAGAAGCAATGAAAAATTTGCTAGGTCGTTATACTGTTTCTGAGAAATTAGAAAAAATTAAAAAAAGCACAACACCGGTTCAGGCATTACCGTTAGATTTTCCACAAGTTAGAAATTGTGAAGTTAACATCTATGAATTTACACTAGATTATCCTACTACACAACAAGAACTAACAGAATATCTTTCTACTGAACTAGGAGTTAGTAAACAAAATCTTGTTGTACGTCGACCAGGTGAAGCATACGAAGAATATCAACACGAAGAACCAAAACGCGAAGGCGCTTTGTTAAATGATCCAAATTATAAAGAAGCAGGTAATCCTAAATTTGAAGATTATTATGGTGACAAATATAATACAGGCTTTGTAAAAGAATTAAATGATTTGTTGAAATTAGAGCGCAAAGCTCGCGGTGAACAAATACCTAACCCAGTTTCAGATGACATCATGAAAAATCCAGGAAAAACGTTAAACGACTTTCCTATAAATACAAAAAGTGATTTAGAGCAAGCTCTGGATCCAAGAAGGAAATAAATTATGCAAATGATTGATGTACTAAAAAGACTAGCCGAGCTAGACTCACAAAATCCAAACATTATTAAAGAAAGTCAAGAAATTGACGAGTGCGGTGATATGCCAGGTATGGGACATGAACACTCATCTATGCCAGCTAGCATCAATATTACAGCAGGCAGTGGTGAAGAATTAAGCGACATGCTGTCAGCAATTATGCAATTGGCAGGTGTTCATAAAGTAGGTGATGAGCACATGGGTGCCGAAATGCCACAAGCAACATTAACAGCAGAGCCAATGACAGTTGGTGAACCAGGCCAAAGTGCTGCCGATTCTATGCGTAGTGTTATTGATAAAATGCATGGAGATGAAGGTGACGAGGAAGAAACAGACGAAAATGCTGTTTATGATAACACTCCAAACGATCCCACAGACGAGAATGAATTTGGTGCTGAAGAATTTGCTAGTCATCCAAACGACGGAGACGGTGATGGTGAAAACGGTAAGAAACGTACAATGGCTCAACCGACTGCTACATACGAAAATTTAATGAAAGAATACCAACAGTTTTTAAACGAAACTGAATAATTTTTATTATTCTTATCCAAATAGGCTCTTCGGAGCCTATTTTCTTTAGTAAATACCAAAAGGAAAATAATATGTTTTTAGAAAAATGGTTCTCATTGCCTATTTGGTATGTTGATATTGATATCAACCTAGAACCAATAAAACAAAAATGTTTAGAATTAAAGTCAGCATCTCCGGGACGACAATATAGTAATCGAGGAGGATGGCAAAGCAACGATTTCTTTTTTACTGATTATCCTGAATTAACTGAGCTCACTCAAAGACTAACTGAAGAGCTAGATAGTGCTTGTCGAGATGTAAATGAAAATTTTAAACTTGAGATTAATAACGTCTGGATAAATGTAAACGAAAACGGCAATTCAAATGCAAGGCATGTACATGCTCTTTCAGTCCTATCCGGAGTATTTTATGTTGCCGCAACAGAACAATCTGGAAATATTGTGTTTGAACACGAGACGGGAATAGAACATTATTCAGTTAATCATTACGGTTCTGATTTGTTTAATGGCACGGTTAGATATGCTCCAATTGCTGGACGATTATTAATTTTTCCATCATGGTTACATCACTACGTTGAACCAGTACAAGATAATAACACTAGAATTTCTATAGCCTTTAATACCAAACAAATCGTGTAAATAATATTATGGGATCAAAAAGTTTAGACGGCCAACTAGTAAAAAAGGCTCATAGTACACAACGATTTTCTGAACAAGATATACAGGATTTGGCATCTTGTATGGATCCTATTAACGGCCCTCATCATTTCTTAGATAACTTTTTCTTTATTCAGCATCCTGTTAAGGGAAAATTAAAATACGAAGCGTTTGAATATCAACGTAGACTTATTGACAGTTATCACCAACACAGATTTAACGTAAATTTATTACCACGCCAAACAGGTAAAACAACAACAGCGGCAGGATACCTGTTGTGGTATGCTATGTTTGTTCCTGACAGTACAATATTAGTAGCGGCACATAAACATACAGGTGCTCAAGAGATTATGTCTCGTATTCGTTATGCTTATGAGTTATGTCCAGATCATATAAGATGCGGAGCAACAAGTTATAACAAACAAAGTTTAGAATTCGACAATGGCAGTCGTATTGTGGCACAAACAACCACAGAAACAACCGGTCGTGGTATGTCTTTGTCATTACTGTATGCTGACGAGTTTGCGTTTGTGCCACCTAATGTAGCCAGCGAATTCTGGACTTCAATTTCGCCTACCCTAGCAACTGGTGGTAAGGCAATTATTACTTCTACGCCCAACAGTGATGAAGATCAGTTTGCCAATATTTGGAAAGAAGCGAATCAAAAATTTGACGAACATGGTAATGAACAAGAAGTTGGCCGTAACGGATTTTTTCCTTTTAAAGCATATTGGAGAGAACATCCAGAACGTGATGACGAGTGGGCAAATACTGAACGTAGTCGTATCGGTGAAGAACGTTTTAGACGAGAACACGAATGTGAATTTTTGGTGTTTGATGAAACATTAATTAGTTCTATTACACTTGCTGGTATGGAAGGAAAAGATCCTATTTTAAAAACAGGACAAGTACGTTGGTATAAAAAAATCAGTCCTAAATATACATATCTTGTTGCTCTTGATCCTAGTTTAGGAACAGGTGGAGATCCATCAGGTATACAAATTTTAGAAATTCCGAGTTTAATTCAAGTAGGCGAATGGCATCATAATTTAACACCCATACAAGGACAAGTCAAAATACTACGAGATATATGTAAGTATATTTCAGACGAATGTCAAGCAAAAGGTGGTAACGCTACATTATATTATTCTGTAGAAAATAACAATATTGGTGAAGCGGCTCTTGTTGCTATTAACGAATTAGGTGAAGAAACGTTCCAAGGAATGTTCCTGAGTGAACCGGTAAAACGCGGACATGTTAGACGTTTTCGTAAAGGATTCAACACTACACATAATAGCAAAATATCAGCTTGTTCTAAATTAAAACAGTTAATTGAAAACAAGAAAATTACCATTAATTCTAAATCACTTATCAGTGAGTTAAAAACATTTGTAGCAAAAGGCATGAGTTTTGAAGGCAAAGTAGGTCAACACGACGACTTGGTAAGTAGTATTTTGTTGGCTGTACGTATGCTTATGACCCTACAGGACTGGGATCCAGCAATTTACGATAAAATGCGCGAAGAAACTTACGATGATATCATAATGCCTATGCCCATTTATGTAAGCTCTTTTTAATAAATATACACTATGAAGCCTATCCAAATTATCAGCCAAGATGTATTCGACAAAATTCGCAGTCGTTTCCAAAATTTAGAAATGGGGGACGAAACTGGTGCGGTCACTATTGACCCAGCAGAAGCACGTTTCTTTGATTTTGATTTTGTACAAGAAGGCACAAATTTAGGGCGTGTAAGTATTAGCCTACAAGACATAGGCAGTTTAAAAATTTATTACAGCCAAGGTATTACTGAAAATCAAGACGATCCAGCCAAACATCTATGGTACAGTTTTTTAAAAGAAATGCGCCAATTTGCTATGCGTAGACTGATGCGTTTTGACACACGTGACATTGCTAAAACAAATTTAGACAAGCACGATTTTCAATTTTTAGCCACTAAGGGCAACAAGGAACAAGATAAAATGAGCACCAGTATGAATGAATCAAGATGGAACCATAAGAGTACAAAGAAAACCAGTCGTGCTGTCAAAGGCGCAACAGAAGTTATTGTACGTCACTCAAGAGCAGTTGACGAGATGTATCCAGGCGCTCGTAGCCAAAAGAAAAACATCAAGGCTATCTTTATTCAGAATCATGATGGTGAGCGTTTCAAATATCCTTTCATTCATCCAGCCGGTGCGTTTGCCATGGCACAACACGTTGACAACGGCGGTGTTCCTCATGACCCAGCAGGTAAGGCAATTATACGCACAAGCGAGCAAATTGCTCAATTACAAGAATTTCAACGTCAGGTACAACACGCAAGTTTACATGATGATGCTACAGGTATTGCTGAACGTGCTCATGATCGTTTACAAGAATTAAAAAGACACATTGACTCACTAGGAAAAAGACATCACTATCTAAGTTGGAGAGAGTCATTCCAAGACGATAGAGAACCAATGGTAACAGAATTAGATCCTGTTACAATGGAAACATATAAACAAAAATTCACACAAACTAATTTCAAAGAAGAATTGTCACAGTACTTTCCTTTGATACACAGTATCATGAGCGAAGTTAATGAAACTGATCTTGAAGATTATGTTGGTGAGGCCAAACACGATGAGTGCGAAAAATGTCACTGTGATCCATGTGAGTGCGATGACGAAGTTAAAGAAAGCGCATTTGACGCATTTGAAGAATGGGCCAATGCTACAGAACAAGGCAAATTAACTAACGATCAAATAAAAGAATTAAAGCAGGCATTAGTAGATTTACCAGAAGGTCAATTAGATTTAGACACAGCATATAATTTCTTTAACGAGTTCGGCATCAACGATGATGATTTAGATCATAAATTTCAACAGGCAAAAGACTTAGATCCAGAAACAGATCCTATTGAAGTATTCAAAGTATGGGCCAAAGAAAGTTATCCAGAATTATTAGTAGCATTAGGCATGAGTGACACAACACCTCCTCCAGAAGACAGCACTGAACAAGAACCAGTAGCAGAAGGATCAGGCCTTATGATCAACGGTAAAGAAATTGATATGCGAAGTTTAGAAGTTGATGGTGTTAATCCTAGAGACTATCCAGATTTCAGTGATGCATATATTAGCTATGCTACATTCACTGATGGTTCGGAATTGAGCGATGAGGAAATGGATCAATTAAACGACGAACACGGTGATCTTGTACATGAGCTAGCCTACGATAGTCTACACGAAAATGAAGAACAAGGTGGCATGCCTAACAAGACAATGTCAACTCGTGAGGGCATGATCAAAGAAGTTGCTAAGATTGTTAAGAGTTTTTACAACAGAGACAATCCAGAAGTAGGACCATTCCGCGGAAACGAAGGCATTGCTATCGATGTAAAAAAACAAATCAGTGAAAAGTTTGGTGAACAAGCTGGAGAGCAGGCCGCTCAGATGGCAGAAGCATTTATGGAAAAATTAACCAACGAATGGCAAGAGCGTCATGGTAAGTCCGCTGGCGTAGCCGACGATGGTCTTGCTCGATTAAAAGAACTAGTAGGCAACATTAAAACCAAAGTAGAAGGCATTGGCGATCAAGGCAATGGAGGCACCGATTTTAATAAAAATATTATGTCAGCTGAAGCAGACGATAAAAAAGAAGATCCACCATTTGACCCACCTTATAAAACCGTAGAACCACACAAAGACCAATTTGGTAATACAATCAAAGATAAAAATATGGCCAAACATTTAGCAAAGCAAGGCATGAAACAGGCAATGGATCCAAAAGAAGAAATTTTAAGATTAGCCGGTTTGGCAAAATAATTCAAAAATAAACATAATTTTTCTTGACTTCATAAATACAACTGTGTATAGTTAACTCTATGCACAGTTTTTCTTTTAGTCAGTAGGCTTTAAGAGAATGGCAAAAACTAAGGCAATATATTAAGGAGAACATTATGGCCACGTTAGCAGAAATCCGCGCGAAGCTTCAGGCTTCCACACAACAAAGTTACACCTCTGGTGATAACGCAATTTACCCCCATTGGAATGCCGCAGAAGGTACAACTACAACAGTTCGATTCCTTCCCGATGGAGACCAAAACAACACATTTTTCTGGATTGAAAGAGCAATGATCAAATTGCCATTTGCTGGAATCAAAGGTGAAACAAATTCCAAACCAGTTCAAGTACAAGTTCCTTGTATGGAAATGTGGGGCGAGACTTGTCCAATTTTAACTGAGGTACGTCCTTGGTTCAAGGACAAATCTTTGGAAGATATGGGTCGTAAATATTGGAAGAAAAAGTCTTATTTGTTCCAAGGTTTTGTTGTTGACAGCAAATTACAAGAAGACAAAACGCCAGAGAATCCAATTCGTAGATTCATCATTGGCAGTCAGATTTTTAACATTGTTAAGAATGCTTTGATTGATAGTGAGATTGAAGAATTGCCAACAGATTATGTTCGTGGTTTGGATTTTAAAATCACTAAAACATCAAAAGGCGGTTATGCTGATTACAGCACATCCAATTGGGCTCGTCGTGAACGTGCTTTAAGTGAAGCAGAAAATGCCGCAATTGAACAATACGGTTTGTTTAATTTGGCAGAATTCCTACCTAAGAAACCAACTGAAGTTGAGTTGAAAGTCATCAAAGAAATGTTTGAAGCATCAGTAGATGGTGAAGCATATGATGGCGATCGTTGGGGTCAGTACTTTAAACCAGCCGGCTATGGTGGTAGTGGTACTGCTACAGGATCAACAACTTCTGCTCCAGCAACTCCAGCTACAAAAGCAAGTGCTCCAGCACCTGCTGCAGATCCAGTTGACGAAGATGATGCTCCATTTGACGCAGATCCTCCTAAGGCTAAAACTGAGTCAACAGGTGGTGATGCCAGCGGTCGTGCCGCAGACATTATCGCTATGATTCGTAACCGTCAATCTAAGTAAGGAGAATAGACTATGGGAAAGGCCTTCGATATTTCGAAGTTCCGTAAGTCTATCACTAAAAGTATTGATGGCTTAGGAATTGGGTTTAACGACCCAACCGATTGGATTTCAACCGGTAATTATGCCCTAAACTATCTTATCAGTGGGGACTTCTTTAAGGGAGTCCCTCTTGGTAAAGTTACAGTTTTTGCGGGCGAATCTGGAGCAGGTAAATCATATATTTGCTCAGGTAACATCATTAAAGCGGCACAAGAACAAGGCATTTATGTTGTCTTAGTTGATAGTGAAAACGCACTTGATGAAAAATGGTTGTTAGATTTGGGTGTTGATACATCTGAAGATAAACTGTTAAAACTCAACATGGCCATGATCGATGACGTGGCTAAGACCATCTCTGAATTCATGAAAGAGTACAAAGTTATGCCAGAGGACGAGCGTCCTAAGGTATTATTTGTAATTGACTCTTTGGGCATGTTGTTAACTCCAACAGACGTTAACCAGTTTGAAGCAGGTGAAATGAAAGGTGATATGGGCCGTAAGCCTAAAGCACTTACAAGTCTTGTTCGTAATTGTGTAAACATGTTTGGTTCATACAATGTAGGCATGGTTTGTACTAATCATACATACGCAAGCCAGGATATGTTTGACCCCGATGACAAGATCAGTGGCGGACAAGGTTTCATTTATGCGAGTTCCATTGTTGTTGCTATGCGTAAATTGAAATTGAAAACGGACGCAGATGGTAATAAGACTACAACTGTAAACGGTATTCGTTCAGCTTGTAAAATTATGAAAACTCGTTATGCCAAGCCATTTGAAAGTGTACAAGTTGAGATTCCATACTCAACTGGTATGAGCCCGCACAGCGGATTGGTTGATTTGTTTGAAGCCAAAGGTATGTTAAAGAAAGAAGGCAATAGTCTTGTTTATACAACTGCTGATGGTGAGATTATTAAACAATTTCGCAAGGCATGGGAAAAGAATGAGAAGGATGGATTAACCATTGTAATGAATGATATTTCTACACATGGTGAAAAATCCGAGCCAGTTGCTGTTGAAACTACAGAGGAAGAATGACATGGAAGAAGATCTAATTATCGAAGTATGGGACGTATTTAAAGAATATGTTCCTGAGAAAAATCGTGAAACTGCCGCAAGTCATTACGTAGATTTTCTATTAGGTAAAGATGTAGAAACATCAACACTTGAAGGACTTATTGGTTATGATTCTGCCTTGGATTCAGCCATTGAGTTAGTATTAGGTGAGACCGAAGAAGACAACGTCGACGACGATTGGGGCGATGAAGAAGAGGAATACTAATGAGTTGGTATGCTAAAGTCAGCAAAGACATAGCACATCTTCCAGGTAGTTTAGATTTTTTTTACAACGAGTTAGACGCGGCAAGGCTTGAGGTTAAAATTCACGGAAACGTGGAAAAGGCCTCAGCGTCCCTGCCTGGTATTGTAGAACAACGTTTTAATCAACTTCAAGAAATTGAGGCTATATTAGAATATCTAAACATCGAACTAAGACGTATTAAATCTAAATCATTTCGAAAATATTTAGAAAACTATCAACGTGCTCTAAGTAGTCGAGATTGTGAAAAATATGTCGAAGGTGAAGCAGATGTTGTTGATATGGAAAAAATTATCAACGAATTTGCTATGCTTCGTAACCAATGGTTGGGAATTATCAAATCCCTTGATATTAAACAATGGCAATTAAGTAACATCATTAAATTAAGAGCCGCAGGACTTGAAGACATAAGTTTATGACAACACTATATATTGAAGATCTTGTCGTACATTTGGCAATGAACAGAGCTTCCAATCGTTGGGAAAGTAATGTGGTTCAAAGTTTTTACGAACAACTATGTAGAGGGCAAGGCTTTACTGAAAAACAAGCCACACTGGCGTTGAGATTGTTGCGAAAAAATATTCAAACAATTGTTGGTGTTTCATCTACAGATCTTCAGTATGCTTTAGATAATCCTACCTATAAATTAGGAATTAGAAAACTCAATAGCTCAATTAAGGCATCGATAATCAATCATGCCACTTGGATTAAAGCAATTAAGTTTGAATTTCCATTTAATCAATCTTATATAGAAAAAATCAAAGAGAACAAACAGCGATTGAACCAACCTATATGGGATGGTAATGCCAAAGCATGGTTGTTTCCACTAACTGAAGAATGTATTCATTTTGTTAATACATTAGTTGACCGTGAAGCATTCGAAAAAGACGAAGAGTTTGCTCAATATGCCTATGCTGTAAACAATGTCATTGAAAATGTAAACTCTTACGTTCCTATGTTGTCGTTGAACAACGGATCTCCAGTATATAAGAATGTTCCACCGCAAATTCCCGAACTTGAAAGCAAAAATATCGTCGATGCTTTATTTGAAGCAAGACAAGCTGGAATTTTTACCTGGGACGAATCCGTAAATGAAAAATTACTCTCTTTGGAGATCGATCCCATTGTTATGAATTTCTTAAATTTCGAAGAGGATGATGCTTTTTACGTAGATAGCACAAAAAACGAATTTTCTTCCATGAAATCATTGATAAAGCACTTAGGACGCGGAGTGTTCCTTATTCCGACTGGCAGTGAATTATCAAAATTAACAATGATTTATAACTCTTTAAAGAGTCAAGGATATGAAGATTCAGAAATGTCTGTTTTATTTAGATTACCTTCTGAATCTGGCTCAAAATTCAATGATTTTGTGAAAAATAACCACCTAAATGACCCAATTTCAGATAAAACAAAATTTGTGTTTATCTGTACCAAAGTGCCTAAAACAATTTTGAAGTCAGATGTTAAATTTAACTTTATAATGAATTTAGGATATGTTAATATACATTATACCGTCCGTGAATATATGAAAAATTGTCAAAATGTCGTATACTATAGTGACAAGAAGCCACATAGAGAAAAATATTTTGTCCACATGTAAAGTTATAATTCGAGATGAAGTGAATGTTAAGATTGAAAATTTAGATCTTGATACACGCAAAGCATTGGTCAAAAAATTCAAATACGAGGACCCATCTGCACGCTTCAGACCAGCCTTTAAATTGGGTCGTTGGGACGGTACCGTGAGTTTTTTCGGTCTTGGAGGAACTACATATTTGTCTATGCTACCAACCGTACTGGAGTTTTTAGAAGGTAGAAATTACTACATTGAACTTGAGGATTTGCGTACTCCGACCAACCTACAATTTGACGAAATTTTTGAAGATTTTTGGGGTGAAAAAACATGGCCTGAAGGTCATCGTTATGCTGGAGAAAAAATTAGATTACGTGAAGACCAAGTTGAAGTAATCAACATGTTCTTAAAAAATCCGCAATGTATTCAAGAAATTGCCACTGGATTTGGTAAGACAATTACCACAGCAACATTGGCAAAAATCACCGAAAAATATGGTCGAACTGTGTGTATTGTTCCTAACAAAAGTTTAGTAGAACAAACAGAAGAAGACTTTGTAAACTGTGGTTTAGATGTTGGCGTTTACTACGGAGACAGAAAAGACCTTGATAAAACACATACTATTTGTACCTGGCAAAGTCTCAATGTTTTAGACAAAAAATCCAAAGAAATTAACGATGATGAATTGTTAACATTGGCGGAATTATTAGAAGGTGTAAACTGTGTAATGGTAGATGAGGTACATATGGCCAAGGCCGAAGTGTTAAAAAATCTATTAACAAGAAATTTATCCAGTGCTCCTATTCGTTGGGGATTAACAGGGACTGTGCCAAAAGCAGATCATGAATTTCAAAGTATTAGAGCAAGTTTAGGCGAAGTTGTACATACTGTTAAGGCACATGAATTACAAGAAAAAGGAATTTTGAGTAACTGTCATGTGAATGTTATTCAAACAGCTGAGTGGAAAGAGTTTGGCAGCTACGCAGAAGAATTAAAATATCTTGTCACTGATAAAGATCGTATGTCTTATATTGCTAATTTAATTAATTCTATTGCAGAGAGTGGAAATACTCTTGTGTTAGTTGATAGAATTGAAAGTGGTGATTTCTTAAAAGAGAATTTACCAGATAGTGTGTTTATTTCCGGCAAAGTAAAAACTAAAGATAGGAAAGAGGAGTACGATGAAGTTAAAATCGTTGATAACAAGGTTATTGTGGCGACTTACGGTGTGGCCGCTGTGGGTATTAATATCCCTCGTATTTTTAATTTGGTTATGTTGGAATCCGGAAAGAGCTTTACACGAGTTATACAGAGTATTGGGCGTGGCATTAGAAAAGCAGAGGACAAGGACTTTGTACAAATCTGGGATTTCACTGCGTCTACAAAATATGCGAAAAGGCATCTCACAGAGAGGAAGAAGTTCTATGCCGAAGCAAAATACCCGTTCACGATTAAAAAGGTAAAGTATTAAACCTTTAATTTCTTTTTTTCAGACCAATAAGCCTTTTTAGCTTCTGACATCTTTTTTCTTGT